AGTCCTTCGGCTCTAGGTCTTGACTGAGCGGGGTGTCCACGACCTGCAGCGGAAGCTTGGTGATACGAACCCAACCGACCCTCAGCTGGTAGTCGTGTGCCGGGGGCTCAGGGCATCGAGGATCATCGAGCTCAAGAGTCTCATATTCAAGCTTGCTGACTTGAACCCCCAGCTCATTGCCCAGTCTCGCGATGTGAATAGCGATAAGCCCCTCAGCTACGAACTTACTCTTCTCATTCCAAAACCAGTCAGAGAACTCGATGTAGTCACCTACCTCCACAGTCATATCGGCACCGAGATTGTAGCTGACGCAACATTGTCCCGGTACTCGGGATCGTAGGTGTCTTCATACTTCACTTCATGTTCATCTGGGTTGATGCCAACTCGTTGGAAAGCTAAGTGGGCAACTGCATGGAAGCTAGAGTCAGATGACTTAGTCCCAACCTCGCTGTAGCACCAGTCCTTTGTCTTCATGTGAAGGCACTCCCCGTGGCGCAGCCCACCATCAAGACTAGAAGAAGGAAGGCAGGAGGAAGAACGTCTTCCACCCAGCGATTGTACTTCTTCATGCCGGCACCGTAGTCCTGAGTGGGTAGGGGACGACATGGTTGCCGGCCTTAGCCATCGCTCGGTTCCTTATGTCACCCCACTCGCGGATCCACCCGTCAGCTCGGGCTTGGTTACGTCGTGTAGCCCTGTCAGGAACATGGCCGAGCAGCTTGGAGTGCCCATCGTAGTTGATCCTGAAGCAGCCCCTCGTGTGAAGCTTCTTGGTCCGCAGCCCTTCCTTGTGCTGCAGTCTCTTTGCTTTGCCGGTTGCGAGTATGGTCATAGTCATCTTCTCCCTTGTTACCGCCGCCGCATTGTGAGAGCTTCCCCACGAGCGGTCTTAGCGGCTTTACTGTTTCCTGGCCTATTCAGAACTCTCCTTGAAGCGGAATACGCCCGCATCAATTTTTCTTTTTTTTTGTGTTTAATATATTCAAGTGTCACTTCGTTTAACCCAATATCGCAATCCAAGCAGAGCGCCATCCACCCGTTATTGGCAGCACAACAATTCCATTGATGGACAGAGGGCTTGCCACAACGGCAGCAAGGGACTCTACCAATACCACGCTCTGTGTAGGGCTTACGTCGCACTACCTTCTCCTTAATTTGCTGATGGTCCTGGTCTGTTTCTTCACTGGTCGATTGTCGTAGTCATTCTCTTCTTCGCGATGGCGGTCTTCGAGATACTGAGTCAGTGTATCCTCAGTCCAGCCATTCCTCTTCTCGTCTGGTGTAGGCTTAGCCATGCCTTCTTCTTCTCAGCGGGCTTCCGCCCCGGTTAGACTTGGTCTGTCGTGATGCCGTTCTCTTGGCAGCTACGGGGAACTTCACATTGAAGTCCACGTCAGTCAATCGAGCGAGAGCGTCGAACATGTCGTCATGGGTGCAGAGAGGAAAGGCTTTATACTCATCCTCGATGAACACCTGCACTAGATCTTGCATCTCATCTTCGTAGTTCTCGTACCACAGGAACTCTGGAAGCAGTATCCGGTTCTGCTCGAACAACGGCACCAGAGTACGGATACGGTCAGGCTTCGACATCGGACCACCCAATGCAGTGATCTTGAACTTGTAGTTCTCACGTTCCATCCGATCTTCGAAGTGTTGGATGTCTGAGTCCTTGCCGTACTTCTCGTAACCTACCCCCTCCGGGTTGTACTCACGATGCCAGTCGAACAGTAGGTCTGCTCGTTCCTTCAGGTTCAGTCGGTCGCGAACCATGTCCCTTATTCGGAAGTGTTTGTCGTTGCAAGCCTCAATGCACCAGGCTGCAGTGTAGTCCGACTTCTTCTTCTTCTCGTTGGCAGGATCGAAGATCAGGTAAGTATTCGACTTAGTCTCACCGACGCCAGGCCAGAAGCCAAGCCATTCTTCTTTGAACCCCTGAACACTGTCGGCCTTCGGATCCTGCAACTGCTGACAACCGAAGACGTACGGTCCTTGATCCCTTCTCTTCTCCTTCAGTAGTTCTTGAGTAAGGAAGACAGGAACTCCATCAGCTCTTCCATTACGAGTAGCAGGGTGAAGCCTAACATCAACCGATCCTCGCTTCACCATCGTTGCGTAGGTATCGTTGAAGTGATACCGGGTCCCAATGATCCGTCGCTCACCGCCCTTCGTCCCAAGGTTCAGGGATAGCGACCAGGCGTCAGTTGTCTTCTTAATCATCTCGGGAGTAGTGACACTCTTCTCAGTCACCACATCATCGTAGACCAATACGCTGAAGTGTTTACCGGTGGGCATGCCGTCGACTAAGCCATGAGCTTCAATCGTCGACTCTTTGGGGTTCGTCTTCCGCTTACCGATGATGCCATCGTCTTCCGACCACTTCGGCGCGTCCTTGTGTGGAGCAGCCCACAGTATGTCGGAGAACAGTTCCTTCAGTAGGTCGTTGCTTTCGAACTCCCGCTTGATCTGCCTAAGGAAATCCTTGGCGATAGGTCGTACGTGACTGAAGATCCCAATCGTTACTTCTGGGTCGTTCAATATGTCTTGGATCGTCAGGCCGTGAGTGATGATCGTCGACTTGTAGTGCTCACGTGCCCACAGATCTAAGTGTCCGTTCGGACTGGCCTGCACTTCCCTGCAGCGAGCGAAGAGCCAGTCGTTGTTCATATCCTTTCTGCCGAGTACCGCTACCAGCAAGTAGAACAGATCGTTGCGGCATAGCCACCGACGAGCCTCGACATAATGTTCTTCGCTTTGCTCTAGTGCAGCAGTAAGCTTCTCAGCGTACCACTTCGTCGATGCTTCTCTACTTGCTGGAAGGGTCATCGAGGTACCCACCCCTCAACTTGTAGTGCCCGATATTCCCAGAAGGAAGAAGCCTGCTTGTACTCGTTGAGGATCGGTTTCTTCTTACCCCGTCGTCCCCCATGCCTCCAAGGATTGGGCTTCGAGCGATAGAGGTTGTAACGATTATTGAACCTCCACACTGGTCTGAGGGAGAAGTGCTTCACACGAAGCCAGTAGTGATCCCTAAGCCTTATCATCGCCATCACTAAACATCTTCGCTATGTCGTCCTTGACTTGCTGGGTCTTGATCGGTTCTCCATCGACGCCGGACATCTCCACTCGATCAACGAACATCTTCAGGTACTTGCCGAGACTGTCGAGTGATCCCTTCTTATCGTGAAGCTTGAACTTAACTCGCTTCTTCCCATCGTCGTCTTCAACCAGAGACACTTCACTGATGGCCTTCGCGTACTGCTCGGGCATGAACGCAAGCGCTTCGAATTCCTTGAGCACTCGGTCGACGGTGATGCTGTTGGCAGCAGTCCGTTGCTTGATCCTCCCCGCTAGTATCTTCTGAACCTCCGGGTCATCGAGGATCCGCTTAGCTATTTGACCAGGATGCTTTGTCTCATACCCAGCTCGCAGTACGGCTTGCTGCCCGTTGAGGTCTTTCATGTACTCTTCAACGAAGCGCATCATCTTCGGAGTAATCTTTCCGGCGTGATGCTTTCTCTTCTTCGTCTTTGCTCTGGGGTTCTTACTGGCCAACTGCTTCAAGCCTCCAACCATATCCGGGGCGATTGAGTATTCTCCAACAAGGCTGGATAGCCGCCCTGAGAGTATGGAGCAGTAGCCTTATGCAATCACTCCAAGTGTCAGGCATTGTGTCAGGATCGGGCCACACCATCTCTGCAGCTAACTCCTTGCTCACTTCCTTACGACACATGAGGGCGAACAACAGTGTAGCCTGTTGAGGTGATAACTGTACCCAGACGCAGCCATCGAGAGTAACGAGGTATGGAGCGGTCATGGAGATCCTCATGAACTCTTCCCATTCAATGTGTCTACCATGTCGGACTTAGCCGTCTCGAGTAATGCCACAGACTCGGAGACACGTAAGTTGGACATGAAGCAATTGACCTTGTACATCCCTTCACCTTCCTCGTCTTCGGTCTGCAGCGAAAGAACAATCAACTTGTCAGGGTTGATCTTGCCCGCTTCAATCGACCGCTTGACATCATCCAAAGTCTCGAGCGGTGAGATCAGTGTGTTGTCGTTGCGGATGTTACCGATGTGATGGATGTCAGCTGTCATGGTATTCCCCTTGTTGGTGCAGGCCGCCACCCCTCTATGGGTAAGGGGGAGGAAGTCGAGGAGCGGCGGCCCGCTGTCCCACACAACTGACCAGGAGGCGCGGGAGATTGGTGTTAGTCAGGTATCCCGTCAGGGAACTTCACTTCGATGTCGATGAAGCTTTCCTCACAAGTCGCGCACTTAACCTTACCACTCTTAAGAAGAAGGAAGTGCGTACCACCACAGGGGCACTCGAAGGCTTTATCATTGGCCATGGTCGTCTCCTGTTGCTACAAAAATACGCCGTACCTTCGAGGGGCACAGCGCTCAATATATGTAAAAAGCTATTCTGAGATGGGGTTTTCTGTCAACCGCTTTTTATTTATCCTGCTTTTTCAACCAGTTAGATAGTGTGTCCAAAGCGCCTGAGTATTCATTTCGCGCGAACTCGTGTGAGATCTCAACCTTCTGCCCTACCTTCCTCCAAGCTACAAGCTTACCCTTACCTACCCGAGCCCACATGACCTTACGCTGTCTGATCGTGAGTGGAGCTCGAGTCATCCACCCTAGTACCTGATCTATCATCTCATGGTCAAGAGGTGGTCTGGCATCTCGACTTTTAAGCTCCTTATAGTCTAACTCATAATGCGGCCACCATCCCCTGTAGCCCGTGGGAGCTGCTCTTGGTAGGTGTTGCACCATACCTGCTACCTCTAACAAAGTGTCTTCTATGTACTGCATGCCTTCTCCCTATCTTAAGTTTTCTCTTGACACCTAATCTTAGGTCTGGTAAGATGAGGGCAATTCAACAAGAGGAACTGACCATGACCAATTACATTTACGTTCTCGCTATCGACGAAAACCCTGACGATTTTGGAGAATGCATCGACCGCTTCTACTACTCCTCTATCCTCAAGGCTAGAGCTGCTGCTCTCGAAACTCTACTCAATCGCTACAAAGAAACCGAGGAGGAAGACCCCGAGTACATCAAAGAGAACAGCCCCATCAGCACTCTGCTGGAATGGACCAAACCGAGAGACACACTCTGGAGAGCTGAGACTGAAGAGTTCTTCGGCATCCTTTTCACCATCACCAAACAAGAAATCCTGTAGGAGGACAACATGACTACTCTCAAACAAATCACCGACGAATTGAAGATCGACTCCAAGAAAGCACGACGCATCCTACGCAAAGAGTTCGGATCACAAAAGAAACGATACACCTACTCCACCAAGACTGAGGTCAACAAGATCAAAAAACTCCTCGCAGCTTAATCCAAAGCAAATCAGCCTTCCTTAACCGGGAGGCTTTTTTGTAGCTTACTGAGCGAGACCACAGTGACCGTCAGGTGGGTCACAGGGTTCATCGTCGACTACAGTGGGGTTGAGACTAGAGATAACTTGTTTAGTATTGGTTACCCACATCATACACTCAGAGCCGAGACACTTAGGATCCTCTTCAATAGATCTACCTCCAAGTCCCGCTCGATTGGCAGAACCTACCAGCTTACTATCACTAAGCAAGGTTACTCGAGCCATCGGACACCACTTCTCTTTAGCTTCATCCTCAGTCATAACTCACCCCCTATTGCAAGCAGGAATAGAAAGAAGACCATCAAGGCCATACCCATGAAGAAGCCGATCCAAAACCACTTCCTCTCTCTCCCCTTTCTCAAAGCCTCTAGCTCAAAACAATTCATGACAGTACCTCCGGTGGTAAATTGATAACACAATAAAACAGTACCCCTAGACTACGCCAGCAAGGCTCATGCCCAGGTGTCCAGTGAATGATGTCTGTGCAGTAGATATTGTAGAAGGGGTTCACCAACAGCACAAGACAGTCGCACTCCACCTCAGGCATCTCATCGACACCAAACCTAGTCCACGTAATCATTCTGTCTCCACTGGCACATCACGCCACTCTTC